CCCCCTTAACTCATGCCCGCGCCGAAGACGCGCACTGCTCGACACTTCGCTGCCGTCCCGCCAACCGCAGTCTCAGTCAGCATGAACCGGCCAAGCGCCGCCGTAGTCGCCTCAAACTTGATCACGTTCGAGGTAACATCCAGCTTCACAATGTCTCCGACATCCCCAACCGTACCAGTCATGAGACCTTCGATCTCAATCCACGGCATCAGCCAGACGTACGGAACATCCGTCTGGTCAGCATCTGCATCCTCAAGCACAATAACGAGGTCCTGCTCAGAAGCATCATCATCGACCTTCTCAAGCTCCCCGTCACCGTCAAAGTTACAGATGTCACCTTCTTCCAGTGCCTCATCAGCAGTGGCATACCGTATATCATACGTAGTGCCAAGCATCGAGCGCACAATACGAAAATCTGCCATCTCGCCCTCCTACTACTCGCCTTGTTCCTCAACCCGATCTCGCCAAGTACCCTTCTCAAGAACATCACCAGCGACACCGGGAATACCCCGCGCCTCAATCTCCGCAAGCGCCTGCTCATCCTGCTCACGCAGCATCGCCTGCCTCTTATTCTTCTTCGCCCTACGCTCAGCCCGTTCAAACGACTGGGGCCGCTTCACAAGGATAAGCTCCTCACTGCCCCTCGTCCCGATCACATGCGGCCCGTGCCCCGTCTCGTTCCCAAGCGTCCGCTCAGGCCCACCATCCACAACCTTGAAGCCCCGGTTCTTCGACAAGAACTCATTCCGCTCGTCAGGACGAATCCACCGGTACACCGTCTCAGGCTGCTTATTCTGAATCGCAAGTCGTTGCTTCGCGCGACCCATCGACTGCCCGACCACAATCTTCTCAAGGATATCCTGCTCCTCAGCCTTCAGCGCATCCTTCAGGTCCGCGTTCTCGTCCCGCGCTACATGATACGCATACTGCCCAAACCGGCTCAGCTTCTTCACCTCATCCGGAGCAAGCTGCTTAAACCGATCCGGGTCAGGGTCGAACCGGAGCATAGTACCCTTCGAGTCCAACTCTACTATTTTCTCGAAACTGTCGTCCACCGTAATTTTCACAAGTTGGTCCAACTTTTTCCCTGCCGTAGTACGTCCGCTTTCAGCCATCCTTACCGCCTCCTATTCATCTCGCGCACCTTATCCGGGTGCAGCCGCACGAAACTCTCCCTGAACATATCCCTATCGATACCCCGCGAGTCCGCAATCCTATTAATCTCCGCTTCTGCATTCCGACTCAACTTCACGGTGCTCGAAGGTCTCGGACCCTGACCCCTCGCACTCGGGTTCGCCCCACGAGCGGGCGGCAACTCCTGCTCCTGTTGCTGCTGCGCAGCTTTCTGCTCCACCTTCCAGTCAATAAACTCATCCAGATGCTCCATCGCCACTTGCCTGACCGCCCGGTCATACGCACCCGGCCCGACCTGCACCTGCCCACTATTCACAAGCTGCTCGACCTCGCTCAAGTACCGGTCCATCACGAACTTCCCGGTATCCGACTCCTTCGCAGCCCGCTTACTGCCGTCAAGCGCGGTCTCCCTGACAACCCCGGCGATCTGCTGGAACGCGGGCTGCAGCTTCTCCCGCTCATACCTCTCAAGTCGCTTCTCAAGCCACATATCCACTGACGCCATCGGATCGTCATAGAACCCGTCAGCCAGCTTCTTGCGAAGCGCCTCCAAGTCCTCAACAACTTCCTGCTTCTCAGGCGTCTGTGGCCTCTGCCGCAACTCGCGAAGCTGCTCAACGACCTCTTTCATCGCCTCCGCAGTCTGCGACTCCCCACCCTCAAGCCGCGAGCGAAGCTCCTCCACCCGCTTCTGCTGCTCAGCCTGCTCAGCAGTCGGCATCCGTGAGATATCATCGTGCTGCTCATCAACACCATCGTCATCAAGGTAATCCTGATCAACAACTTCGATTTCCTGCTCTATCTCATCGAGCGCCTCATCCTCATCCACCTCATAATTCACAACCAACTTATCCTTCTCGGGCATCTATTCCTCCTCCCGTATCATCTGCACTGCCGTCTGCATCTGCTCATACGCCCGATGCAGTGCGGCAGCCCTTCCCTGATCATTGAGCACCTTGTCCGCACTACTGCGCAGGAGCCCCGACGTTGCCGCCTCCGCGTTGTCCTTCAACCATTTCAGTATCACCCGCATTTCCGGCATTGCCAGAATCGTTCTCACCTGCGGTAAGTCCGGGTCTAAAAATCCCTGACTCACCAGCCGGTCCCGAAGCTCCTTGTCCTTCGCCACTATGCGCCTCCTCAAGTTGTCGTTTCGCCGCTGCAATCTGCGGTGCTCTCATCGTCTCAATTATCTGAAGCATCAACTCCTGACTCTCCACGTTCGGCAAGTACTCCTCCGCCTTCTGTACATCAAACAGGGCAAGCGACTCCTCCATAAGATTCGTCTGTGCCACGTACATCTTCAGCAGGAACTCCCGCAGCGTCGGCATCTGCTGCACCTGCGGACTATCGAGCATCTGCACAACCTGCATCCCCTGCTGCATATACTGACTCATCAACTGATGCTTCATACTCAGGAACTGCCGCCTTGCGTCCTCCGTCTTATCCGCTTCAGTCGTCTTCACGCTAAACTGGAACGTCTGCGGCAAGTCTTCCACGTCCATCATCAACACTTCACGAATCTTGTCCCGGTCCTCATCAGTTGCAGCCAGCTTCAGAAGCGGCTGGTTCCCGCCAAGCACCCGATCACTATTCGCCACCAACTGCAAGCTCGCGTACTGCCCCAACTCCCCGTAGAAATCCGCAACACTGGCGATTACCCGCCGCAGAATCTTATTCCCCTGCTGCGCAAGAAACTGCTGAAGCGTCGGGCTCGTCCCACTCTTCGCGGTCGTATCGGGCATCCCCAGCTGCACCTCACTGATCCCGGTCACCGTTCGCCCATACTGCTGCGCCATGTTCTCCCGCGTAATCGTCTCAGCACTTGCGTTCGGAAACTTGATCGGCATGAAGTCCCGCTGAACATCATCCACCTGAATATTCTTCAGCGGGAAGAACTTCTCATTCGGCCCGATCCCGCTGCCCCGCGACGACACATACATCTGAAGTGTAGAGATGTGCAACGAATTAACACCGATGTTGTGCATCGTATCAATCTCTTCCTGCACTCGATACAACATCGCCGCAACGCCCAGCGAATAAATCCAATACGGCACCTTCACGTACCCGCCGTTCGCGATAGGCCGCTTTCCAAGCTCGCACCACTCGGCCCGAAGAATGATCCCACTCTCAGGTTCCTGCCATACAATCAAGTCCTCGGGAATCCCATCCTCATCGGCATCCCACCGCACATACCACTTCACGATCCGATACGGCGCACCGATCTCAGTCAAATCCTCAAAATTATCCGGATTGACGCCAAGATACTCTGCCTCATTACTGCGGCTGCGCTCCTGATCCGCACCAAACGCGAACACCCGCTCAACATCTTCAAAGAACCCGTTGTACTCCTCGGTCTTCAAGTCTTGCTTCGTAAAGCTGTACCCAAACCCAATGTACGGCGCGTCCTGCACCGTCCAATGACTCCGTACATACACATCCTCAAGCCGGTGCGGCACCACATCAGGCCCATCGTACACCGTCTTATCAATGACCTCGGGCACACCATCACGCCCCATCCGCTTAAACTGCACTCGCCTCGTCGTCCACGGCACTTCTGCAAACTGAGTACCCATCCGCGCGATATCAAAGAGCATCGTCGAGTCTTTCTCCGTAATATTCACGTGAAGCGGGCTGACCATCATCGCGTTCAACCAGTGCTGCCACGCCTTCGCGTGATCAGCGTACTTCTTGTCGTGCGATGTAACCTGCCACCTCGGCTTCCTTTCAGCAATCGCCGCCTGAAGATGCGAATACACTCCATTCACATTGCTAAACGTGAACGGCGTCACCATGTTGCTCGCGCCTTCCCACGGAGTCGTCTTCACCCGGTCCTTCGGCTTCCCAATCGAAGTGCGACGCCACTCCTCCCAGTCCTCCTCAAGTTTCCGACGCTCGTTGCCCTCCGCAACATCCGTGTATTCCCGCTGCAAGTACAGCGAAAGCTGCTGCCTCACCTCCTCGTTCGGAAACACAACATCCTTCACCTCAAGTTCATCCCCAACGTCCAAATCCATGTCACTCATCCCCTACCTCCTAATACCCGGTCACAACACTGCGCGTCATCACACGCTGTTCCTGCTCCAACTCATCCTCATCATCCACTTCAGGCGCTCTGGGCTGATAGCTTGCCGCCTCAGCAATCGCCATCGCATCCAACACGTCCTTCTGATTCCCGTCCGGAAATACCATCATCTCCGAAAGAATCGCAGTCTGCGCACTCTTCACCGCGAACACCTCACCCCTATCAAAAAGCGGCTGCAAATGCGCCCGAATCCGTGCGTCCTTGTCTCCCTTCGCAGAAATGCCCCGCAAATTAATGTTCTTCCCGCGCCTGCGCTCTTCCTCTCTGATAATCGAGCGCAAAACCTTGAACGGACCCTGCATCTCCACGTTTGTCGTTCGCATAACCTTGCGAAACTTCGCGAATCCACTAAACAGCCACCCGAAAACCTCCGTGATCGGCACAAATCCACTGCTCACGTGCAGGAAAAACCTGTAATTCTTCCAATTCCGCGCCATCACCACGTACGCACTCTTTGAGGTCCGCGAACTTTTCCTCTTCTCGCTGGCTGCGGGGTCGCAAGCGGCTACAACATCCATCTCAGCAAGCGGTTCACTCACCACTTCTCGCAATTCCTGATCGAAATACGACACCACGAAGTCGCCCTGCTCATCAACATCAAGCATACAATCGTAAAGCTGGTAGTCGATCATCTCCGAGAGGCCGCTGTACGTGCTCATATTCATAAGCTGCGTCCAGTACGTCCACGGGTCCTCCCGCATCACCTTATCGAGATACTCATTCGTATACTCTTCAGGGATCACAGGCTGCAATCCACGTCCGTCTCCGTGGTCTTCCCGCACAGCCCGGTAGTAGATGTACCACTCCCCGTCTTCCTTCACCTCATACGGCTCAGCATCCGTGTACCCATAGAACTCCTTAATGTCGTTCCACTGGTGCGTATACGCATCAGCCGGTCCGTACCTCGTCCCGCACAGCGTCACAAAGCTATCGGAGACCGGCCTCGGTATATTCCTCACCGCAGCGCGAAACCAGTTACTCGCCTTCTCATTATCCGCACCCAACTGCCGCGCCGAGTCAAGCATATGCTCACCGATCAAGTCATCCACCTTGAAACTGCGCCCATGAAGTCCCTGAATGGACCCGCCGACCGCCGCCAACTTGATGTTCGGCCTGTTCGTCCGCTTGTTCCCGACCCGCGTTTCCCGCGAGTTCCAGTGCTGCCCGTGCGTCGAGTCCGGTATCCACTCCGGGTACAACCACGCCACCAACTCATTATCCGTGAAAATCTCTTGAATGTAGCTATTAAACTCTATCGATCTATCAATGATATTGGACGCCAGTATCTCTTCCCAATTCGGGTCGCGCAGGATGTCCCACCACGTCCCACCGTACGTTACTTCCGTGGACTTAAACCCTCCGCGAAATAGGAACACGCCCATCTTCGTTCCCGGCTTCTGCCGCATAATCTGATAGAAGTTCGCAATATCAAGGTGCAAGTCAGGCGTCAGCTTCGTAAACGCATTCGCGTACCCCGCGATAAACCGCAGCGCGAAGAACATATTCACGAACCCCGTCTGCCTCAGTAACTGCCTGATCTCTTCAGTCGTTTGAAATCCCGTCTCACTCGTAATCGTCTTCACAGCCTGCTGCAACAACACCTGCTGTTCCTC